CGCTCATCGTCATCATCACTACGGCGGACGCCGGCAAGCCTGAGACGATCTACGCCCGCAAGCGCAAGCGCATCGAGCAGCTGGCCCGCGGCGTGCTCGTCGACCCGAGCGTGTACGGCGTCGTCTGGGGCGTGCCGAAGGACGCGGACCCGTTCGTGGAGGAGACCTGGCGGGCGGCCAACCCGGGCTTCGGGATCAGTCCGACCCGGTCGTACCTGGCCCGCAAGGCGACCGAGGCCCAGCAGTCGCCGGCCGACCTGGCGAAGTTCCTGCGGCTGCACCTGGGGATCCGGACCCGGCAGACGACCGAGTTCCTGACCCTGTCCAGCTGGCGGGCCAACGCCGCCCTGGTCGATCAGGACAAGGTGCGCGGGCGCGAGGCGTACGGCGGCCTGGACCTCGCCAGCGTGTCCGACCTGAACGCGCTCGTCTGGCTCCTGCCCGACGACGCGGACGGCACGGTCGACCTGCTGTTCCGGTTCTGGACGCCGGAGGACAACATCAAGGCCCTGGACAAGAGGACGGCGAACGCCGCGTCACGGTGGGTGGGCGAGGGCTGGCTGAAGACGACGCCGGGCAACGTCACGGACTACTCGGCAATCGGTGACGCGATCCGCGCCGACCTCGACCTGCTGGACGTCAAGTCGCTCGGCTTCGACCGCTGGAACTCGACCTCGCTGACCAACGACCTGGAGGGCGAGCGGGCGCCTGTGGTGGGCGTCGGCCAGGGGTACAAGTCGATGTCGCCGGCGCTCAAGGCCGTGAAGCGGGCGCTCCTGCAGGGCGAGCGGGCGGTCGCGCGCGGAGGCCGGCCGACGTTCCGGCACGACGGCAACCCGTGCATGACGTGGATGCTCGACAACCTCTCGGTGTCGATGGACGCCTCCGGGAACGTCAAGCCCGACAAGGCCAACAGCGCGGACAAGATCGACGGCGTCTCCGCGATGTGCACCGCCATGTCCGAGCTGCTGGTCCGCCCGCCCAAGCGCAGGTCCGCGTACGAGGACGGCGAGTTCGAGGTCATCTGAGATCGGGGGTGCGCGGTGGCGTGGTGGCGCAGGAAGGGCCGGAGTCTGCCGAAGGGGATGGTGATCACCCCGGACGGGCTGCCGGTGACCGCGAAGGCGAGCGGGGTCAGCGACGGGGTGCTGGCCACCTTCGAGGGCCTGGACCACCCGTGGACGTTCCGCGGCACGGTGATCGTCCCGGACCCCGGGGTGCCGCTCGGGGCGTTCTCGGGGGCCACCGCGTACGACGTGTGGCGCACCCAGCCGTCCGTGCGGAAGGTGGTGGACTTCAAGGCGCGGGCGTTGGCCAGCATTCCGCTGCACGTCTACGAGCGGGTGGAGGACGGCGACCGGCAGCGGGTGACGGATCACCCCCTGGCCCTGCTGCTCAACGCACCGTCCCCGGAGACGTCCGCGTTCCGGCTGTGGCACAGCCTGATCGTGGACTGGCTGATCCACGACCGGTGGGCGGCGACGCTGTTGCCGTCCGCGGACACGCTGTCCGGGTGGGAGCTGCGGCGCAAGCCGCCACGCAGGTTCCACGTCCTGGCCGACGACGACGACCAGCCCGCGGCGCTGTACGTGTCGTACGGGTCCGGGCAGGCGGCCACGATCCCGATCGGCGCCGCGGGCCCCGCCGGAGAGCGGTACATCTGGGACTCCGGGTACGCCTCGTGGGGCGCGGACGGCACGTCGCTGATGGAGACGCTGCGGGACCTGATCGCCGAGCAGCGCGAGTCGGTGGAGTACCGGCGGCAGGTGTGGAAGAACAGCGCCCGGACGCCCGTGGTGATCGAGCGGCCGGCCGACGCACCGTCCTGGTCGGACGGCGCGAAGCGCCGGTTCCTGGAGGCGTTCAAACGCTTCATCGGGCGCGGCGCTGAGGCGGGCGGGACACCGATCCTCGAGGACGGGATGAAGCTGGTCCCGGTGCAGGCGTTCTCCCCGAAGGACACCGCCGACATCCAGGGCCGCCAGCTGTCCGATGCCGAGGTCGCCTCGGCCTGCCACATCCCGCCGGAGATGGTCGGCGCGCGGGAGGGCACGTACTCCAATCTGGACGCGTTCCGGCAGATGCTCTACAGCGTCAGCCTGGGCGCGGACATCACCGCCCTGGAGGACGTCCTCAACACGCAGCTGGTGCCGCTGCTGGCCGGTGGCCGGCCGCTGTACGTGGAGGCCAACGTGGCGTCCAAGCTCAGGGGCAGCTTCGAGGAGCAGGCGAGCCTGCTGCAGACCGCGGTCGGCGGGCCGTACATGACCCGGGCCGAGGCCCGCACCGTGCAGAACCTGCCGCACCTGGACGGGACGGACGAGCTGATCGTGCCGCTCAACGTCGTCGTGGGCGGGCTCGCGTCCCCTACGGACACGGCGCCGAAGGCGGGCGGTCCGCCGGTCCCAAAAGCGGTAGGCCGCCCGGCGCCAAGTCCGGGCGGCCGGACGACCTCGGCACGTTCGCGGTCGAGCGGGACGCCTTCACCAGCGCGCTGACGACGTGGGCGCAGGGGCAGGCCGACCGGCTGCTCGACGCGTCCGGGGTGAAGGCCGGGGACGCGCCGCCGGACTTCTACGAGCTATGGGCGGCATCGAGCCCGGAGCGGCAGGCGCAGCTCGCCGCGATCATCCAGGCGCATGGGTTCCGGCTCGCGCAGATCGGCGCCTGGTCCGTGCTCGACGTGTGGAACCCCGGCGCGGACGGCTGGTCGGCGGACGTCATGGAGGCCTGGCTGGCGAAGGCCGCGGCCTCGCACGCCGAGCAGTACGAGCAGGCCGGGCACGCCGCCGCGGTGGCCGCGGTCGCCGACGAGGGCGACTGGCGCGACAACCTCCGCACGGGCATGGGCGCGTGGGTGTCCGCCGCGGCGACCCGGGCGACCACCGCGGCGACCGAGGCCCGGTCGTTCGGCGGCCACGACGCCGCCGGCGCTTCCGGGCTCACCCGGAAGGTCTGGCGCACCGGCGGCCGCAACCCGCGGCCCAGCCACAAGGCGCTCGACGGCGAATCCGTCGCGCTGGACGACGTCTTCGGCAACGGGCTCAGGTGGCCCGGCGACGGCATGGGGCGCGTCGAGGAGACGGCCCGCTGCAACTGCGACCTGGACTACGAACGAGAGGGGGGCTGACCGTGCCCCGCACCAAGGAGTGCAAGGCCCGCATCAAGGCCGCCGGCCCCGCTGACGGCCTGGAGATCGGCCAGTTTCGCGCGCTGGTCAGCGTGTTCGGCAACCAGGACTCGATGGGCGACGTCGTCGCCCCCGGCGCGTTCACCGACGTCCTCGCCCAGTGGAAGGCGTCCGGCGACCCCATCCCCGTGCTGTGGGCGCACAAGTGGAGCGACCCGTTCAGTCACCTCGGCCGCGTCCTGGAGGCCACCGAGACCGCCGACGGCCTGGAAATCCTCGGCCAGATCGACGACCTCGACACCAACCCGACCGCCAAGCACGTGCACGGCCTGCTGACCGGCCGCCGCGTCAAGCAGTTCTCCTTCGCGTACGACGTCGGCGAGGGCGGCTGGATCGAGACCGACGACACCGACACCTACCCGTGGGGCGAGTATTACGAGATCCGCCGGTTCTCCGCCCTGTACGAGGTCGGCCCGTGCCTGGTCGGCGCGAACCAGGAGACCGAGCTGCTGGCGGCCAAGGCCGCCGACCTCGCCCGCGGCGTGAAGGAAGGCCGCGTCCTGGCGCAGGCCCACTACGACCGCTTGACCGCCGCACACGCGGCGATCGGCGAAGTCCTCGCCGCCGCGGAGCCGGCCAAGACCCGGCGCACCCCGAAGACTTCCGTGCCCCCCGCCGCTACGGCCGCGGGCACGGCCACCCCCGAGCAGCAGACCGGCCAGCCGCCGGCCGACCCGACCGCCACCACCGACAAGGTGCCCGCGAAGTCGACGGCTCTCACGCCCGCCCAGGTCGCCGCATGGGCCGACATCACCAACCTGACCATGGAGAGTGCATCATGACGCTGCGCGAGCAGCTGAAGGCGGCCCTGGCCCGAGCGGCAGAGATCGCCCAGGCCGCCAAGGCGGACAGCCGCGACTTCACCGAGGACGAGGTCAAGGAGATCGCCGACCTCAAGGCGAAGGTCACCGACCTGACCGCGAAGGTCGAGGCGGCCGACGCCGCCCAGGCCGCTGCCGACGAGATGGCCGGGAAGGCGGCAGCGGGCGACGGCAAGCCCGCGCCGGTCCTGACCGGCGTCAAGGACCGCCAGGAGCTCGCCGACCTCAGCACGTTCGGCGAGCAGTACGTCAAGTCCGAGGCCTACATCGCCTGGCGCAAGTCCGCGGGGACCGGCTTCGGCAACGGCACCCCGATCAGCATCCCCACCGTGAAGGCCGGCAGCCTGAAGGCCTTCGTGCGCGGTGTCCGCGCCGGCCGCCGCGCGGTCAAGGCGGACCCGGACCCGCTGCAGGTCGGCCTCGGTCACGTGCAGAACATCCGCCTGCCCACGGTGGACCTCACCACCCCGCCGCAGCTGACGCTGCTGGACCTGATCGACACCTCCGGCCACATCGACGGGCCCAGCTTCGAGTACCTGCAGATCACGTCCGTCACCCGCAACGCGGCGATCGTCCCGGACGAGATCATGCCGGACGACACCACGGTCAAGCCCCTGTCGACCCTGTCGACAAACCTGGCCACCGCGAAGGTCTACACCTACGCGGACGGCTACACCGTGACCAACCAGATGCTCGCCGACGCGTCCGGCCTGGCCACCTACATGAACGCCAACCTCGGCACGAACATCAACGCCGTGGTGGAGGACATGATCCTCAACGGCACCGGCACCGACGGCGAGCCGTTCGGGATCATGCACACCACCGGCGTGCAGGCCCAGGCGTTCGACACCGACATGGTCGCCACCATCCGGAAGGGCATCACGAAGCTGCTGAAGATCAAGTCCCCGATCACGGGCGTCGCCGTGTCCCCGGAGGACGACGAGGCCTTCGACTTGATGAAGGACGCCGAGGGCCGCTACCTCGGCCAGGGCCCCTGGTCGTCCGGGCCCGGCACGATCTGGGGCCGCCCGCGGGTCGTCTCCGACCGCATCCCGCAGGGCACCGCCGTCCTCGGCAACTGGGCCACCGTGTCCCTCATGGACCGCGAGGGCCTGTCCGTGCTGGCGTTCAACCAGCACGCCGACTACGCCCGCCGCAACCTCACCTACGTCCGCGGCGAGCTCCGCGCGGCACAGGCCATCTGGAAGCCCGCGCAGCTGTGCGTGGCGACCCTCACGGAGGCGTGATCGAGGATGCCGACGCACAAGATGCTCACGATCAACGGGATCCGGGTGCGGCCGGAGGACGCGCACCGCTACCGCCAGACGCCCGATCCCGAACCGGCCCCGGCCGCCCCCGCCGCGGACGGGTCGGCCGCGGTCCCGGCCGACCCGTTCGACCCGTCCGCGGCGACCGCCGAGCAGGTCCTGACGTACCTCGGCACGGTCGGCGCGGCCGAGGCCGCGCGGGTCCTGGACGCCGAGGCCGCCGGGAAGAACCGGGTCGGCATCACGTCCAAGCGCGCGCCGCTGCTCGCCGCGGCCGCCGACCGCGACGAGGACGGTGGCGAGGGCGGTGGCGACGGTGGCCCTGCCACCTGAGCCGTACCTCGCCGACCCGGCCGCCCTCGCGGTGTGGCTCGGGGTGCCCGCGGACGACCCGAAGCTGCTCGCCGCCCTGTCGGCGGCGAGCACGCGGTTCGCGGGCGCCGTGCGGCACCCCGTCCGGGCCGTGCTCGGCGACACCACGACGCTGTACGGGGACTGCACGGACCGGCTGCTGCTGCCGGCAGCCCCCGTGATCGCGGTCGCCTCGGTCACCGTGGACGGCACCGCCCTGACCGCGGGCACGGACTACAAGGTCCGCCGCGACGCCGGCGTCCTGCGGCGCATGGGCGACGTGTGGCCGGACTGGGCGGAGGTCGACGTCGTCTGGGACCACGGGTACGACCCGATCCCCGACGACGTCCAGGAGGTCGTCATCGACCAGGCCCGCGTCGGCTACCGGGTGCAGCCCGGCGTGCAGACCGTGCAGGCCGGCGGCGAGGCCATCACCTACGGCGCGCAGGCCGCGGTCGGCGTGACCGCCCAGTGGACTGCCGCCGTCGACAAGTACCGACTCAACCGAGGGGATTCCTCGTGACCAGCAAGTACGTGAACCTCAGCGCCCTCGCGGACGGCGAGACCGCGCCCGCCGGGCAGACCGTCGCCGACCTGGTGGTGGTCTCCGGCAGCACCGGCGAGGTGGTGGCCTGGGCCGACATCACCGGCAAGCCCGCCACGTTCGCGCCGGCCATCGGCGCCACCTCGACCACCGCCGTCGCCGGCAACGACCCGCGCCTGTCGGTCGGGGCCGCCGGCACCGCCACCGTGCGGGCGCTCGGCACCACCGCCACCACGGCGTGCGCCGGCGACGACGCCCGCCTGATGACCGGCGACGCCACCGCCATCGCCGACCAGGCGACGGACTTCGCGGACCTCGCCGCCGTCACCACCGCGTACAACGCGCTGCTCGCCGAGCTGCGCGACCGCGGCGTCCTCGCCGCCTCCTGATGTTCGACCAGACCGTCACGCGGGTGCGGGCGGGCACGCGCAAGGACCGCGCCGGCAACACCGTCCCGGACTGGGATCTGGCCGAGCGGACCGAGATCGGCCGCCTGTCCGTGCAGCCGACCGTGCAGCAGGAGACCTCGACCGCCGACCGGCCTGCCCGGGTCGTCACCGGCTGGCACGTCCTGTCCGAGCCCGGCACCGCACCGGACGTCCGGGCGGACGACCGGATCGAGTTCGGCGACCTGACGTGCGAGGTCATCGGCGAGGTCGCCGCCTGGCCGGACCCGCTCGACGGCGGCACCCACCACGTGGAGTGGACCATGCAGCGCATCACCGGATAGGAGGTGGCCGCCGTGCTGGAACGGTTCGAGCTGGACAGCCGCGGGGTCCGCGAGATCCTGCGGTCGCAGGAGATCCACACCATGGTCAACAGCTTCGCCGGGCAGCTGTCGCTCGCGGTGCGGGCGCACCTGCCGGCGGACGCGCAGGGCACACCTGTCGTGGTCCGCCCGTACACCACCGACCGCGGCGCCGCGAGCGTCACGGTGCAGGACGTGCGGGCGATGGCGTGGCAGGCCCGCGACGGGATCCTGACCCGGGCCGCCGGCCAGCTGGGCGCAGAGATCCGCGCCTGGGGGTCCTGATGCCCCGCCCTCTGGTGGTGTTCGGCGACGTCCAGGCCGCCGCCGCCGACGCGCTCAGGACCGCCCTGGGCGGCCGCTCCGAGGCCTACGCGGCAGGCGCCCAGGTGGGCACCCTGGTACCGGGCGACCGGTCCCCGGAGACGCCGCACCTGCCGTACGTCCTGGTCGCCAAGGACACCGACCTGCCGCACCCGAGCATGGCCAACGCCCGGGTCACGCTGCGGGTCACGGTCTGGCACATGGACGCCGACCAGGCGCACGATCTGGCGATGCTCTGCCAGGGCCTGCTGCTCATCCACTCCGGCCCGGTCATCCGCGGCTGCCGTCCGGCCACCGGCCCGCTGCCGGCCCGCGACGAGTCCGGCGTCGACCTCTCGACGCTGACGGTGACCGCCAACGTCAGGCCCACCGTGCTCACGGCCTGATCATCACCGCTGAACCGCGACGCCTCTCCCAGCACCACCGACACCGAAGGAGGCGCCATGTCCGGCGACCCCACCAAGGCGAATCTCTGGACCGACGCCGACGTGTACGTGTCCACCAACCTCGACGCCGCCCTGCCCGCCGACGCCAACGAGGCGTTCGGCGCGGACTGGAACCTGGTCGGCCTGCTCGACGGCGACGATGGCTTCCCCGAGACCCGCGACGAGGACACCAACGACCTCTTCGCCTGGGGCGGCATCCTCGTCCGCACCTCCCGCCAGCACTTCAAGCTCACGAAGTCGTTCACGGCGCTGGAGGACAACGACACCACCTTCGCGCTGATCTGGCCCGGCTCGACCAAGACCAAGATCAAGGTCCCGCGGCCGGCACGGGTGAAGATCGGCTTCGAGGTCCGCGAAGGCGACAAGACCCGCCGCCTGATCAGCAGCCTGTACGCCGAGTGCTCCCTCGACGGCGACCACGGCGAGAACGAGACCGACCTCGAAAGCGCCACGATCGCGTGCGTGATCTTCCCGACCGCGGACGGCGACCTGTTCGACCGCCAGTCCACCCCGGTCCTGCAGTCCATCGAGGTCGCCCCGGCGACGCTCGGCGTGGACGTCGGCGAGATCGGCGCCCTCACCGCGACCGCCACGTACGACGACGAGTCCACCGCAGACGTCACCGCGGACGCGTCCTGGTCCAGCTCGGCCACCGGCACGGCCACGGTCACCGCCGGATTCGTGACCGGCGTCGCCGCAGGCGAGGCCACCGTGACCGCCTCCTACGGGAGCCAGACGGACACCTGCACCGTCACCGTCACCGCCCCCTGACAGCCACCGGGGCGCGGTGTTCGTCGCGGTTCGGCCGCGCCCCGGTGCACCACCCCACCGCGACACCACCGCGACAGGAGCCACACGCCGTGCTGACGTTCAGCAAAGAAGAGATCCACGACAAGGCCGTGTACTTCGGCTACGACCCTGCGGCCCTGACGCCGCAGCAACTGGCCAAGATCAAGGTGATGTTGGCAGAGGAGCATCGCGCCGCTGGACTGGCCGGGCCGGACGACGGCCCGTACATCGGCGGCCAGATCACGATCCGGCCCGGCCACAGCATCGAGCTCGACGGCAAGCCGCTGCCTGCCGCGAAGGGGGCGGTGGAGATCACCGTCAGCGACGACCCCGCCATGCCGTCCACCGTTCGCCTGACGCTGCTCGCCCACACCGTCCAGACCATCAAGGAGTCCTGAGCATGCCCACCCCTCGAACCGCGACCCGCCCTGACGACCACCCGTTCGACTTCAACCTCAACGCCGTCGAGGCCGAGACGGAGCTGCGTCCATTCGTCTTCCTGTGGGCCGGCAAGGACAACCCGAACCGGCGCCTGGCCATCCAGCACCTCGACAGCCTCGACACCTGGCCGGTGATGGCGAAGGCCACCGGCGGGGACCTGGACGCCATGCTCGCCATGTTCGAGGTGGGGATGACCCCCGAGGACTGGAAGGCCTTCCGGGCCACCCCGATGCCGCGGTACAAGCTGCAGGCGCTGTTCAGGGCCTACCGCGAGCACTGCGGTGTGGGGCTGGGGGAATCGCAGGCCTCGTCCGGCTCCTGAGCGAGCACGGCGAGGCTGTCGAGGCCGACCTCCGCGAGCACTACGGCGTACGGCTGGGCGACCTGTTCCGGCGGGACGCTGCCGGGTGCCGGCTGCTGACGTGGCGGGAGCTAGGGGTGCTGGTGCGGCAGCTCCCGCCGGGCGCGCGCACGCGCCTCGCGCAGGGCGACTCGGACGGGCTGTGGGGGCTGGCCGAGCACCTGACCGCGCTCCTCATCGATGAGGTGCGGGCGGGCAACTGGCAGCGCGCCAACGCCGGCGCGCGGAAGGGCCAGCAGACCCGGCGCCCGCGGCCCATCGACCGCCCCGGCACCGGCCGCCGCCGGGCCGACAAGAACAGCCCGGAGCGGCAGGCCAAGCGGGCGGACGCCCGGCGAAGGGCGGCCGAGCGGCGGGCCGCGATCGCCCGTGGAGACATCACGTAGCAGCGCACCGAAGGGGGTGACCCATGCCGAACGTCGGGTACGCCACCTTGCAGGTCATCCCCTCGGTGCGCGGGATCGCGAACGAGCTGCGGCAGCAGCTGGTCGGCCCGGCAGAGCAGGCCGGCGACCGGGCCGGCGAGGGCGCCGGCGGCGGCTTCAGCGACGCCTTCAAGGGCGCGCTGGCCGCGCTCTCCGTCGAGGCCATCGCGGAGAAGGCCGGCGAGGTCTTCACCGAGGCCTTCACCTCGGCGATCGAGCAGGGCGACGTCACCAAGCACCTCAAGGCCCAGCTCGGCGCGTCGCAGGCGGACGCCGACCGGTACGGCAAGCTCGTCGGCCAGCTCTACACGTCCGGCGTGACCGGGGAGTTCGCGGAGGGCGCGGAGACCATCCGGGCCCTGGTGTCGACCGGGCTGGTGCCGCCGGACGCGACGAACAAGCAGCTCACCTCGATCGCCACGCACATGCAGGACGTGGCGACCACGTTCGGCACGGACATGACCCTGCAGACGCAGTCGGTGTCCGCGCTGCTGAAGAACAAGCTGGCGCCCGACGCCGACAGCGCCCTGGACGTCATCACCAAGGGCTTCCAGAAGCTCGGCCCGGCCGGCGAGGACCTGCTGGAGACCTTCCAGGAGTACCCGGTCCAGCTCAAGAAGCTGGGGTTGGACGCGAAGACGTCGCTGGGCCTGTTCTCCCAGGGCCTGCAGGGCGGCGCCCGCGACACCGACATCGTCGCCGACGCGCTGAAGGAATTCAGCATCCGGTCGATCGACATGTCGGCGACGTCGCAGACCGCGTACAAGCAACTCGGCCTGTCCGCGAAGGACATGAGCCTGCAGATCGCCAAGGGCGGCAAGGGCGCCCAGGCCGGCCTGCAGACGGTGCTGGACAAGCTCCGCGCGATCGACGACCCCGTCAAGCAAGAGGCGGCCGCCGTTGGCCTCTTCGGCACCCAGGCAGAAGACCTCGGATCCGCGCTCTTCTCGCTGGACCCGTCGAAGGCCACCTCCGCGATCGGCGACGTGTCCGGCGCGGCGACGCAGCTCGGCGACGACCTGAGGTCAGGGCCCAGCTACGAGATCACCGTCTTCAAGCGGGCGCTGCAGCAGAAGCTCGTCGGCTTCATCGGCGGCAAGGTGCTGCCGATCCTCGGCAAGTGGGGCGGGGTCCTGGACGACGACGTGCTGCCTCCCCTGGAGGCCGTCGGCGGGGTCGCCGAGGACATCCTCGTCCCCGCGGTCCGCGACGCCGGCACGATCGTCCAGGGCACGTACAAGTGGTTCAAGAAGTGGGGCCTGTGGCTAAGCCCGCTCGCGGTGCTCGTCGGCGGGGTCGCCCTGGCCCTCGGGGCGGAGGCGATCGCCACCGGCATCGCAGCCGGCGCGACCGCGACGTGGGCGACAGTGACCGGGATCGCGACCGGCGTCACCGAGGGCTGGGCCGCCGCGCAGGCCCTGCTCAACTCCGTGCTGGCGCTCAACCCCATCGTGCTGGTCGTGATAGCCCTCGCCGCGCTCGCCACCGGCTTGTACGTGGCGTACCAGAAGAGCGAGACCTTCCGCGACATCGTGCAGGGCGCCTGGCTGGTCATCAAGTTCACGGCCCTGGCCGTGGTCAACTGGTTCACCGGCACGGTCCTGCCGTTCTTCACCCAGACGATCCCGGGCGCCTTCAACACGACGATCGGGTGGGTGAAGGCGCACTGGCCGCTGCTGCTCGGGATCATCACCGGGCCGATCGGCCTCGCGGTCTTCGCGATCTTCCACTACCGCGACCAGATCACCGGCGCGTTCTCCTCGCTGTGGACGACCGTCAAGAGCCACACCCTGACGCCGATGGGGAACTTCTTCACCAAGACGCTGCCGGGGTGGGCGAGTTCGGCGGTCAGCGGGTTCGGCCGGGAGTGGGACAAGCTGGAGGCCCGCGCCAAGGCGCCGATCAACTTCGTGATCAACACGGTCTACAACAAGGGGATCGTGGGCGTCTGGAACCGGGTCGCCGGAGCGTTCGGCGCCCCGAAGCTGGGCACCTTCCAGTTCGCGACCGGCGGCCCCGTCTTCGGGGCCGGCACCGAGACGTCCGACGACGTGCCTGCGTGGCTCAGCCGCGGCGAGCACGTGTGGACCGCGGCCGAGGTGCGCGGCGCGGGCGGGCACGGGGCGGTCGCCGCGCTGCGGGCGTGGGCCGCCGCCGGCGGCGGCAAAGCCTCCCCGGGGTTCGCCCTCGGCGGGGCCTTCGGGTGGCTCGGGAAGGGCGCGGGCGCGATCGCCGGCCTCGGCTCCGCGGCGTGGAACAAGGCGAAGGCCGCGGTGTCCTGGATCAAGGACACCGCGCGGGCCTCCGCGGAGGCGGGCGTCCGCGCGGTCGTCAACCCGCTGCTGAACCGCATCCCCGGGCTGGACACCGGGTGGGGCCAGATGATGCGGGACGTGCCGTCCCGGATGATCGACGCCCTGTTCGGGGCCGCCGACCGTACCGACGCGGCCGGGTACGACTCCGGCGGGTGGCTGGCGCCCGGGACGACGATGGCGGTCAACGCCACCCGCCAACCCGAGGCGGTCCTGACTGCATCCCAGTGGCAGGCCGTCGCCGCGGCGGCCGCGGCCGCGCAGGCGGTCGCCGCCGGGGCGTCCCACTACCAGCCGGCCGCGCAGCAGCGGCCGGTGATCTACCTCAACGCCGCAGGCCTCGACCGCGGCCTGCTCCAGTGGCTGCAGCGTGCGGTCCGCGACGAGGGCGGCGGCAGCGTGCAGGTCCTGCTCGGCCAACCAGGAAAGAGGTGAGGTCGTGGCGTTCCCGGACGACCCGCTGGAGCACCGCACGCAGTTCGCCTTCGGGGCGGACGTGACGGCGGACCCGGGCACGTGGGAGTGGACCGACGCCACGCCCTCGCTGCTGGAGCAGACGATCAG